CCTCTACGCATTCACGTTCACGACGCACGCATCCAACCGGCAGGCCGGCTCGATCAACATCTACGTGATTGCGAGCCTCAACGACACGCCGACATGGCCGGCGACGGCATCGGGCACGATCGGCACTGAAGGCGCCTTGTCCTTCACCGACGCAGAAGAACGAGACAGCCTCTGCCGCCTGCTGGGGTCTATCACCGTCGACAACACGGCTTCTGCGATCTACACCTTCCCGCAGACCGGCATCGCGTCGCTCTTTGGCGGGATCGTCCCGACGCATCACGCGATCTTCGTTGCGCAGAACTGCTCGACGACAACGACCGCGGGCTTCGCGTCGTCTGGTTCGGCCGCCTATTACACGCCGGTCGTCTGCCAGTACACCTAAGCCATGCTGATCCCGTGGTCGCAGCAGCCGCAAGTACCGGTAAGGATTGACCGCGGTCATCCGCTCGGGGCGGCGCTCGACTATCTATGGGTGTGCCGTGACAACGGCAACGTCGACATCATCCGCGGGCTGCCCGCCCCGAACTCCAGCAACACGCTTGTAGCAACCAGGCAGGGCCGGGCCGTCGCGAACACTGGCGGGGCCGGCACCGCAGTCGCGTTCCAAGGCGGCAATCGGTTGCCGTACATACAAGTTGCCCTTGGGTACTTCAGCAGCGCGGCAGGCAACTACGCCCTTTCCGAGCTGACGAACTCGGGGACAGGCTACCTGGCGCGCCTGACGCTCAACAGCAGTACAGCACTAGCGCTACAGGTCCGTCACGCTTTTGGGACGTCCCGGACGCTCACGATAACAACGAACGTCGGGTCGACCCTTTCGCCGCACCTGTGGCTGATGGTGTCTCAGGTCTTTTCTGGGACCGACTACCACCTGTACGCGGATGGTCAGCAGGCTTCGGGGACATTGGACGCCGGCACTTTCGGCTCCCTGGATCGCGCTCAACCGCCAGGTGGTGGACTTAACGGCGGCGTGCTGCTGACGGGCTTCGGCTTTGGCCGCGCGTTGCCGCACGAATTCCTGCGCAACTTCACGACCAATCCAGCGAATGCGTGGAAGCTGCTGGCGCCAAGGCGTAGGCTGTTTCTTCTCGGGGTACCGTCCGGCAGCGATACAGGCGCCATCACTGCCGCGGCAGGCGTCGCAACCACTTCCACCATAGCAGGCGCTTCTACTGCCGCCACAGCGATATCTGCGGCTGCCGGTGCCGCGACAGCATCGGCACTAGCCGGGACATCAACTGCCGTTGCCGCAATTTCCGCGGCAAGCGGCCAGGCCAGTGCCGCAACGCTCACCGGAGCGTCAACCGCGGCCAGCGCAGTCACTGCAGCGGCTGGCGTTGCCACCGCTAGCGCAGCGGCCGGAGCATCTACCGCAGTCTCTGCGATCAGTGCTGCAGCCGGCGTTGCTACCGCAGGAACGCTCGAAGGGGTGGCCGGTACTGGCAGCACGATCGGAGTCGCGTCCGGTGTTGCCACGGCTTCAACGATCGCCGGCGCCTCGACCGCCGCATCTTCCATCAGTGCCGCAAGCGGCGCGGCGACCGCTTCGAATGCTGTCGGCGCATCCACCGCGGTCGCTGCAATTTCAGCTGCAAGCGGGGCGGCAACTGCGTCCACGATGGTCGGGGCGGTCGGTGGCGACCCGTCTGCAATCTCACCGGCTGCCGGTGTTGCGACGGCGCAGATCATCGTCGGCGCTTCGTTCGCGCGCGCTGCGATTGGTTCCGCTGCTGGGGCGGCGACATGCTCAGCGCTTGTCGGCTCAAATGCTGCCGACCCGTTCGAGGCCTACCCGCTGGCCGGCCTGTCTTCTTCGTACCTGACTGGTGGACAGGTGTTCCCGCTGGCTGGACAGACTCAGAGGTAAGCATGGCCCTGACAGTTGAAGACGGAACGGGCCTCTCGACGGCCGACGCCTACTCGTCGCTTGCCGACGTGAGCGCCTATCTAGCTGCGCGTGGCATGACGCTGTGGGCCGACGAGATGGATGACAGCGAGCGCGAGGCAGCCATTAGACGCGCAACAGACCACATGGTGCAGGCATTTCGCAACCGATGGGCCGGCTACAGGGTGACGACGACGCAAGCACTCGATTGGCCTCGCTACGAGGTCCCCATGCTGGATGGCCCCGGGAGCATCGGCTATCCGAGCTACTACGCCAACAATGCCGTCCCTCAGGAAGTGAAGAACGCCTGCGCTGAACTTGCATTCAAGGCGGCGTTTGGGGAGCTGACCAGCGATCTGTCGCAAGACAAAAAGAGCGTCACGGTCGGCCCGATCACTACTGTCTACGCGGACAACTCGTCGTCGATCAAGCGCTATCCGGTTGTCGAGCGGATTCTGGCTCCGCTGCTCAAGGGGCCGGCCGGCCTGGCTGTGGTGCGGTGCTGAAATGACATGCGTCGCCTGGGACGGCCGCATGCTGGCTGCTGACAAGCGCGCATGCAACAGCACGGCGCACTCAACGACTACCAAGATTCACCGCCTGCCGGATGGCTCCGTCTGCGGCCTTGCGGGCGACTCTGCATACTGCCGCCAGATGGTTGCCTGGCTAATGGCCGGCGAGCGAGTGGAAGAATTTCCAGCGACGCAGCGTAACCGCGAGACATTCGCTTCAACCCTCCTCCTGCGCCCCAACGGCGAAATCTGGAAGTACGAAGACACGCCGCACCCGCACCGCATCGAGGATCGGTTCCACGCTATCGGCAGCGGCAGAGACTACGCGCTAGCCGCGATGCACCTGGGATGTGACGCGCGGCGAGCCGTAGAGGTTGCCTGCTGCTTCGATCCTGGCTGCGGGAATGGTATTGACGTGCTGGTGCTGGAATGACCTTCGACTACACCAGCGCTGCCGCCGATGCACTTGCGGTGCTCAACGAGTTCGGGGCTTCGGCCACGCTTACCAGCACCACGGCAGGCACATACGACCCGGCTGCCGGAACCTCAACGCCAGCGGACGCAACTTCGACCGTTCAAGCCGTCGTCTTCCCATACAAGGATCGGCACATCGACGGCACGCTGGTCCAGTTAGGTGACCAGCAGGCGTTTCTAGCGGCTGGCGGAACGGCGCCGCGGCCCGGCGATTCGCTGACGTGGCAGTCCACGGTGTACCGCATTGAGCGTGTCAAGGTGTTGGCCCCGGCAGGCACAACCGTTCTCTACGAAGCGCAGTTGCGCCGCTAGCCATGTCAGACACCCGCTTCAGCATCCCGCTAGGCCAACTCGCCGAGCAGATGAAAGAGGGGTTGGAGCAGAAGGTTCGGGCGATCACGCTGACGGCGTTCTCGCGTGTGGTGCTTCGTTCGCCGGTCTCGACAGGGCGTTTCCGGGCAAATTGGAACGTTTCCTACGGTTCGCCGAACTACTCCACAACCGACAGCACGGATCAGGCGCGAGGCCCGCACGAGGCGCAGAAGTCTCTGACGCTTCCAGTTGGCGGCTTGGTATACCTGAGCAACGGCCTCCCTTACGCCCAGCGCTTGGAAGTTGGCTACTCCAAGCAAGCTCCGCAAGGAATGATCCGCCTTACCGCGCTCGAAATCAGCCAGGCCTTCAACGGCAACGCGCAATGAGCCAAGCCCGCGTCCGTGCAGCGCTGGAAACAGCCCTGGATACATGGGCCGATGCGCAGACGCCGGCCATCAGCATCGCTTGGCAGAACGTCGCCTTCACACCCACCGCAGCCCGTTACCTGCGCTGCACGATCCTGCCCGCTGAGATGGTCAGCCAAGACCTGACCGGAGCCCATCGGAGATACCTCGGAATCATGCAGGTCGATATCTGCATGCCAAAGCACACCGGGCCAGCCGCGACCGAAGCGCTGATCGCTTCGCTCGACTCAACGTTTGCGCCGGCCACCAGATTCACGGCATCCGGCCTGACGGTCACGATCCTCAATCCAGTCAGCCCGAGTCCGTCCTATCAGGATGAGACGCACTACGTGACGCCAGTGTCGATTCCGTACCGGGCAGACACCTAAGAAGGAACCTGTACGGACATACAGCGTCAAAGCGAAACCCGCAGCGACTGCGAATCGACTGCGGGTTTCTCACCAACCCAGCAATCGAGGTGCCGTTTGGCTGACGACAGTGTAATGGCGGCGCGGGTCCGCGAAGTTCTTGAATACGACGATTTGACGGGTGCCTTTACCCGCAAGGTCCGACTTGCTCAACGCCATCAAATCGGCGACCGGGCCGACTTCTTGGTTACCGGCGGGCATCTCGCTGGATACCGACGCGTAGGGCTAGACAACCGCAGATTTCTAGCCCAACCGCGTCGCGTGGCTGTACGTATACGGGCGCTGGCCAGAGTGCGACATCGACCACATCAACGGCCAGAAGGGCGATAACCGAATCGCAAACCTGCGCGAAGCAACCTTCGCAGTGAACATGCAGAACAAGCACAAGGCCCGCAGAGATAACAAGTGCGGCCTGCTTGGCGTTGTGGCACACGCGGGAGGTACTTGGCGGGCTCGAATCCGGGCCAACGGCGTAACGCATCACGTGGGGCTGTACCCAACGCCAGAGGCGGCGCACGAGGCGTATCTCGAAGCCAAGCGCAGGCTGCACCCTGGCTGCACGATTTAGACAAGCCCACATAGGGCATTCAAAGACAACCGCCTCCGGGCGGTTTTTTAATGCCCGAAGAGGGCGCATCTGAGGCCGCCGCGAGGCGGCCTTTCTATTTCTGAAAGGCAATTTCCATGCGCTCTGTCCTGAGCAAACTCAAGGCCGGCCTGTTCGCTCTTGGCGAGTGGCTGTATCTCAACCTTACCGCATACATGGCCCGCTCGGGTCTGATGGCGCACGCCATCGGGCTCCCTGACGGTTCCATCCTGAGCTTCGGCACGACGCTCGGAACCTCCAAAACCATGTCCGCGATCAGCAACGCAACGGAAGCGGTCGCGACTCTCGAAGCGTCGCACGGCGTCGTCGAGAACGACATCATCATCGTCACCTCCGGCTGGCTGAAACTGAACAAGCGCATCGTCCGCGCCGACTCTGTGTCGACCAACGACGTGACGTTCGAGGACATCAACACGTCGAGCACGACGCGCTTCCCGGCTGGCTCCGGCACTGGCTCGGTTCGTGAGGTGACGGCCTGGACTCAGATTCCGTACATCAAGGACTTCCAAGGCTCCGGCGGCGAACAGCAAACCGTGACCGAGGAATTTCTCGACTCGGACGACCAGTACGAGTTCTTCACGTCGCGAACCCCGCGTCGGTACAACTGCGGCGTGGCCTACCAAGGCGCCACCGCTGCTGGTGACGGCCTCCGAGGCCAAGACCGAGACGGCATTCCGCATCGTCTACCCGGACAACTCGGTTGCCTATTTCCTGGCCGTTCCGGCTTTTGACCCGGTTCCTTCGGTCAACAAGGGTCAGGTGCAGGTCAACAGCCTCGTGCTGCTGGTCCGCGCCGAACCGACGATCTACGCCGCGGCTGCCTAAGTCGCGTTGCCACAGGCCCGCTTCGGCGGGCCTTTTCATGCCCTCCGGGTCGCTCCCGGCCGGGCCTTTTTGATCCCACGAAAGAGAACACATGGCTGCGAAGATCAAGCTCGATTTGGACGCGAGCGACAACCTCGATTTCGACCGCGAAATCAAGATTCCCGACCCCAAGGGGCAGAAGAAGCCGATTTCGATCACCTTCAAGAT